AATAGCGGCAACCGCACCCGAAAGGGCACCGGGGAGAAGAAGGGACGCCCGGGAAAGATTGGTCATCGCCGCCGTCACCGAAGTGATCCCCTGCGCGAGCGGCGGCAACAGGGAAGCGCCAGCAACATAAACCTGGACGCGAATCGCCCGCTTTAAGTCGGACTGCTTCCAGGTGTGCTCAAGGTATTTAATACGATCTTCTGCGCGGCGTGTATCAATTTGCACCGGAATCGAAACAGACTTCGATTCCTGCGCGGCACGCCAGGCCAGGGTTTCCGCGGTCGCCTGCTTGGTGTCGGCGTCAACCGGGAGCTCCGCCGACTTCTTGTTGGCAGCGTCAACTTTTGCCTTGGCCTTGCGCCAAAACTGATCCGTATCGGGGTCGACCCGCAGGTCGGTGTTCGGCTTGTCCTGGGCGCTGAGCTTGCTACGGGCAGTTTGCCAAAAGCCCTGAACAATAGGCGAAATCTTAAGGCCGAGTTCACCCGCTATGCGCATTTAATCTCCGCAAATTTTATTTACGATACTGGTGAGTGATTCATCTTTTCGCCTCCACTTTTCCGTTTGTCCGGGGATTTCCGGCCGAGGAACAAAACGCTTACCGCCGCGAGACGCGATTAGTTGATCTTGGATGTCTTTTAGTGCGGCGAGCTGTGCGGTCCAGCCGAACAAGGCGGGCCGGGCAAACCCGGGCTTTTCCTTTTGGCTGGCCATAGCGTCGATAACGTCGGGGTCGTGAAGATACGCTTCCAGAACAGCTGAGCCCTCAACCTTTAGTAGGCGATCAAAAAACCTCAGGAATTGAGACCAGGGACGCTTTTCTCGGAAATAATCGTAGGCGTCAACATTCAGGAGATGTTGAAAGTCCCACTCGATGGCGTCCCAAAAACGCTCAACGAGCTCTATTACTCGCTCTGGGAAGGGAAAAAATGAGAAATGTATGCCTTGTTGAACTCAATCCACATCTGTGGAGACTCCGGCCCGAAAAGGGCATCAAGGCGTTCGTAATTCTCTTCTCCGAGCAGGATTTTATTGGCCTCTAACTCGGATTGGGCCTGTTGGGAATTCTCCAACTGGGTTTTCGTCGGGCACGTCAGAACGATTTCGTCCGTGACCTTCAACGGGTCGGGCACCTTGACCTCTCTACGAAGCCGCTCAAAAAGAGTCTCGCCCTCTTCTGCGCTCGCAGTTTTCCGTGCCGCCATTTCCTCTCCTTTATTTGGTTGAGGTTGGTGGAGTGGGGGGCGGGATCGCCGCCCCCCACCTCCTGTCTTACTAGGTGACGCTGACCGTCGCTGTGGCGGTCAGTGCAGTCGTCTCCCCCGCAGGGAGATACGTTGCGGTGATCGTTGACGACCCGGTCGTGGCCCCGGACGGAACCGAAACCAGACCAGACGAAGAAACGGTCGCCTTCGCCGGGGTAGACGACGTGTACGTCGCCAGCGGCGTGTAATTGATGCCGTTCGACCCGGTGAGCAGAAGCTGCTTGGTCGCACCGGCGGCCAACCCGGTCAGGCTGCCGGTAGCGGCGGCCAGGGTGAGGGTTGAAGGCGCAGCCACGAACCCGGCGCGGGAAACCAGATGGGTCCAGCCCGGACCAGCGAATCCCTGGGCGACAGAGAAATCAACACTGGCTTCTCGGAACGCCTTGAACGTCAGGTTGTAGGCAATAGCGCCGTCGTCCCGAAGGGACTGGTTGTCAACCGAATCCAGCTTCACCTTCGGCATGATCCAGTACGGGTACAGGTCGTGCCCGTCAACATCGTCCAGGCCGAGAAGGACGGCCCGGTAATAGATGTTCTTGGGGAGGGCCGGTGCCTGGATCACAACTCCGCCGCGAGAAGAGGGAACTACGTCGCTGAGGGACTTGCCCCAGAACTTCTCAAGGGTCTGGTAGTTGGTCTCCAGAAAATTGGCCTGGAAGGTGATAGTCCTCTTGTTGATGATGGTCCGAACGGGGTCGGCATCACCATATGCCTCGATGTCAGTCGAGGTGTCGTCGTTGCCGATGTCAACGCCGGAAGATTTCTCGATGATTCCCGCGGAGCGGTAATCGGTCAAAGAAATGAGGTCACCCGTAGCCGGGTCTTCCAGGGTGGTCAGCGGTGCCGACGTAATGGGGGCGAACAAGCAGGCGAGGTGAAGCGAGCTGAGGACAAGCTCATTCTTCGCATCCCTGAGATTCTCAAAGTTAGACATTTCTTCCTTTAAGCGGGTAGGTTGCTTATGATTTGGCGGTAATAATCCGGGGAAACCCGGGGCTCACGCACCAAGATTTTGTAATTCACTGAAACAAATTTGTCATCGACATATTCGTCCAGCGCCTGAACGGGTCCAGCCCATTCCTCCACAGAATTAATCTGTGTAAAAGTTCCGTTTGCGCGCGGAACCTTCAAACCGCCTGAACAAGCAGCCATTACATGACGCACAAACCCAATAAGCTCCCAGGAGTCTTTGCGGGACTGACTGAGAACACCAATTTGTACGACGGCGTTGTCGAATGGCCTTCCGTCTACCACAGAACCCCCAGCACGGTAAACCCTGATAACCGGTCTCGGATTTTCGTAGTAGTCCTCTATTAACCATGTTACTACAGGAATAGAACTTCCCAGTAACCAGCTAAAAAGATCGCAAATCAATTCTTCAATATCAACAAATCCGCCCTGATACCAAGGCGGCAACGACAGGCTCATCGGGATTCCCCGCCGTCGAAGCGCCCACCGTCTGGACGGTAACCCCTGCCCTGCCGGGCGCGGCGAATGGCCTCATTGCGCTCGGCAAGGGACATCTGCCCCTTGCCCCTGGGGCGGGCGGGCTGCTGAGGCGGACGGGCGGGCCGGACCTGATCACGGCGGGGCGGAAGGGGAGCCCCCGTCTCCGCCAGCATGATGAGCTGACCGGCCACGCGGTCGGCAGCCCTCCTCAGGGCCCCGCCGCGGGAGTATTTGTACTCAATCCACTGCGGGTACGGCTTGCCCTGGGTGCTTCGATAGCTCAGTGCCGTGTTGACAACCCACGCCTGCCAGCGGGGGGTTTGACCGGGATCTGTGCGGATAGCGCGCTTAATCCCAGCGTGCCTCTTCAAGTTGAAATTGCCAGGGCCGCTGTTGTCTCCGTAGCTGTAGACCCTTTGCTTTTTTGAGCGGGGCGGCGCTGATGCTGGCAGGTTCTCCACATATATAGCCAGCACGCGCTCGGCGATATCGGTTACGGCGTCGCGGCACTGCTCCCCCGTCAACCACTCCTGCAACGCATCATTGGGGACGGGTATCCGTAGATCCCCGAGGCGGCGCAGTGTGCCCTTAGGCGACTGTCTTGCCATTAACCTATCGACTCAACTTGCATCATGTAATAGCCAAAATCGTGGCCAGTGGCGGGATTTCTCTCATCCCATGACCTATCCCCAATAACCTGATAGGTTTCTCCGTCAAACCTGATCCGATCCCGCGCCTGTAACTTAACCGATGCCGAACGTGGACAAAAAATAACCGTCGACATCATTTCGTTTTCCTGTCCCCTACTCAAAGGGTCCGCCGAAGCCCACTGGAAAACAACATTGCTGATCGTTCCGATCAGGGTCGGGGAGCCATCCCCGTAACGGTCGCGATTGGCTACGCGGTAAACCTCAACGGTGTGCCCACCGGGTATCCTCATGCGTCGAAAGACCCCCGCCACTTAGGCCAGCCCGGATCTCTGGCATCAAGGTATGGGAAGGGTTCGTCGGAAAGGTCATCGCGCAGATGAACATAGCCGTACGACCAATCCTCCTCCTCGCGCCTGGTCGATATCGTGAAAAGGCTTCCAGAGGCTTTCTTTTTAAGAATTGCCAACTCACCGGATGTGAAAAATCCATCCGGCGGAACGGCACGGGTCACCGACAGTGGACCCATGGACTCCGTAATGACGCGGTCGGGGTTGTTCCACTCCCGGCGGGCGGCAGATAAAACAACCCCAACCACGTCATCTGGCGGAAGCAGCGTGGTGCTGTTCCAATTTTTTTGCCCCACCGTGCGGGCCCAGGCGCTAACCACCTGTAAAACCAGTTGCGCCTGGATTTCCTCCTCGGCGCTGAGGTTAACCCGCATGAACGTGGCAAGGTCGGCCACGTTAGCAATAGGTGGGGCGAGTGGCATCGTTAGGTGACAGTCACCGCGAAGTTCGCAGAGGTGACACCGTCGAAGCTGGCCGTGATGTTGGTCGTCCCGGCGGCAACCCCGGTGACAAGTCCGGTCGAGGAAACCGTGGCCTTTGCGGGGGCCGAGGACACCCAAGTGGCCTTACTGCTGACATCCTCACCCCAGTTGGTTGTGGCGGTCAGCTTGCTGGTGTTACCCGCACCCGAAGCCGCCGTAACCGACGCAGTTCCCGAAACGGCGACCGAAGTGGCCGTCAGACGGATCTTGCAGGCCCGGACAAACCCATCAACGGGATCAACGACACTCTGGTATCCGACGAACGTATCCACAAGGCTACGATCAGTGGTCGCAGAGTAGTCGTAGTCCATCAGCCAGCGAATCGCCAACCCGGCAGCGGAAGCCGCCGAAGTGAAGTTCGCGCCACGAGGGGCGGCGGGCGGGCGGGTTGCCATGATGAACGCCGTCGGATGGAACATGTAGGCGTCGCCGTGCATCAGCGCATCCGAGACAACCACATTAAGGCCAGCGACCTGGCCGATGGTGGCGTCACGCAAAGCGCTGTTCGGGGAATCCCCTGTGCTGTCGTAACGCTTGAAGGTGTCATCCTTCAAAAACGCCGCCTCGACAGCGGACCCGACAACCAGGACGCGACCGTTGCGGTCAACGTACTTGTCGTTGAGCTTACGGCGAGCATCAACAATCGCCTCCCACATGGTGGAGGTGGTTGCGTTGACGATCATGTTGTTCTGGCTGTAATTCGCACCAGCGATGGTGTCAGCCAGGCCGTTCTCCAGATCCTCGGCAACAGCGCGGATCTGACGGTTGAGAACCTGACCGGCGAAATCATAAATGTCTAGGGTCAGTTCCTCATCGGTGAGCGCAACAGCATGGTAGACATCGTGGTCGAGGGTGACCGGGATGGCGTTCTCGGTCAGATCCTCGGTAACGAGGTTACGGGCTGCACCCGTACCGCGAAGGCTGCGGCGATGAGCGACGGTACGCGCAGGAACACGAATGGTGATGGTGTCCTGGTACTTACCGGCAAAATCTCCAATGCCGTTCAGCCAAACAAGCTGCGGCAGAATGATTTCTCGCTGCAACAGCTTGATCGCGGTGTCTACCACAACCGTGGGCTTCAAAAAAGAATGTGCCATGGTTGTAAGTTTTATCCTTACCTGTAGGCGCGGGCTTTGTTATCCACTCTGATCTGTGGTCCGCGCGGGATTTTTGCGACAAGCGAATCGGTGTCGGGATCAGGGTCGTCGGTTTCCCCACCGCCGCCAAAAACTGCGCCCCGTTTCCGGGGAGCTGGCGTAGCCTTGCTTTCTTCCCTGGCCTCTTTGGTCAAGGCCAGGTCGCCGAGGATGGATTGCATGTCCTCAACGATTTCCTCTTCGGTTTCGCCCTGGACACGCTTCCAGAAGGACTTGGGAAGCCCCCGCTCACTGGCAAGGTCAGCAATCAGGTTGGCTCGCTCAAGCTTTGTTAATTTATCTTCTTTGTCTTGCAGGTTCGCAAGGAGTTGATTGCGTTCCCGCTCCCAACGCTCCGCGTCGGTGGCTTTCTCATCCTGAAGTTTCCGAAATGATTCAGACTCGCGGACGCGATCTTCATAATCGGAGTATTTTTTTTGAAATTGCTCTTCTTGCCGCTTCAACCTCTTTTGGAGGATGCGGTCAAGTTCCTTTTGGGAAACGAACTTTTCCTCAGGCTCTTCGGGTTGAGTTTCGGAACCTTCAGATTCGACAGCCTCTGCGGGCTCTTCTTCCGAGGCGATCAAAACCTCGTCAACATTTTCCTGCATTTTTACCTCCACACTTTTCGGGTAGCGTGTTTACCGTTTCCGCCTTAAGTGGCGTAAAGGATTTAATCGTCGTCGCCGTCTTTGTCGTACGATAAAACGGTGGCGGCCCACCTCTTCGCGGCGTCTCCACCCCAGGCCGCCCAGGCCACCCGGCCGGGCGACGGATAGCCCTCTTCACCCGGGGACCATCCCTTGCCCTTTTTGTCTCCAGCATGCCGGGCAAGATAATTTGCGATTCGGCCGATTGTTTCCCGGGACACGGCGGCACCCCTGGCCAAATCAGAAGCCCTTTTCCTGCCGGTGTCGGTGAATCCGTTTCCGGCGTGGCCTTGTTTAATCCATTCAAGCGCGCGACGGGCTTCTGCCTGAACCGCCCGGGGTGGTTTGTAGTCCATTCAAATTCCTATTAAACATGACAAATAGGGGAATGAGCGTCCCTATTAAGTAGTGTAACAGATTTAAGTTAATACAGCGGTTTTGCACTGCAAGTGCAAAAATCATGGCCTACAGCTACGGCATCCATTTTGCGCGAACCCTGCCATTTCCAAATCGGTGAAGTAAGAGCCAGACAGGATTTGCATGAACCCTCTCCGGCGATGCCAGCAACCCCTTGGGCAAGGGGGTCGGCGAGAGCTAAGTCCCGCACCACCCCCCGGCCGCCGTTGAGAACTAGCCGCGTCGCCGCACCCGACGACTTGGAGAATCCCCGATCCTTCAATTCCTGAACCTGCTGCCAATTCATCCCGGTCACGGTGTTTTTCGCCACCCACACCGGGCCGGTCACCCGCAACGACACCATGATCGTCAATGAAATCTGGCGAGGGGTTTGCGCCTCCCAAGGGGGAAGAACCCCGGTTTCCAGTGGCTCCGCGGATGGTAGGGATGCATTCCTGAAGTTTTTGACAAACTCCGCAGCAGCATGGCGGCTTTCCAGGTATCCCCTCTCCACTATCGGCCTGGTTGCTTTCAGCCACGGCGACGTTGACTGCCTAAGTTCGTGGAAATCGAGGATTTCCCATAGCGGATGCAGGGCCGCCACGACATCGCGGGCGATACGCCGCTGGTATTCGTGGTGTTGGGAGACCAGTAGCTCCATGGCCCGTCACTCACTGCGTCGGCGGGGAGACGCCGTCGGCGCGGGCTCGGCCAGATCTATTGGCCCGCTCGGCGTCCTGAACGTAGGAATTGGGATTGTTCTGCTGCTGGGCCTTCGCGATGCCCTCCCGCATTTGATCCATTTGGATTTTCCGCATCTCATCTCCTGTGCCGGGTGGGTATCCCTGGCCGAACTCGTCGCGTAGGTACTTCGTGAGCGGATCGCTGTCTAGCGCTATTTCGCGCATCTCTTGCACATCCGTTGCATCGAATCCGGGGATGAAGCGCCACAGGAATTCTTTTGGAACGGCCAGCTGCT